TGATCAAACATGAGATGGCCGAGGCCGGGATGAAGAAGGGCGGCGTCGCCAAGAAGATGATGGGTGGCGGTAAGGCTTACGCTTCCGGCGGTCTTGCTGCTGGTCACAAAGCTGCTGACGGGATTGCCAAGAAAGGCAAGACCAAAGCTATGCAGGTCCGCATGATGGGCGGCGGGAAGTGCTGATATGCCTAATACTCTGCGCGGGATGAAAAAGGGATACGAGGACGCTCCGTATCACTCGATGGGGACCAAACCGCCTAAGCGGCGGGAGATGGCTGCTGTAATGGAAGACGAGTTCCAGCGAGGCAAAGAAGCTGGCCCCGTTCCCCGCCCGGCTCCTAAACGTGACATGATGGTTCCCACGCCTGAAGAAGAGATGCGTATGCGTCGGCAGGTAGAGGACGAAAAGATGATGCGCGATATGGAGCGAGAGTACGAAGCAGCGCCTCGTCGCTCTATGGGGCTTGCCAAAGGCGGTTCAGTTAGCTCTGCATCTAAGCGGGCAGACGGCTGTGCTCAGCGGGGCAAGACCAAAGGCCGGATGATCTAGGAGATTATCTTGATCAGTTCACGCGGCATGGGCGCAATTATGCCCAGCAAGATGCCTAAGCCTAAGCGCAAGCAGCGGCGGGATGACACAGCTTTCTACGAGTATGCAGAAGGTGGTAAAGTCAGCCGCGTGAACGAAGCTGGCAACTACACCAAGCCCGGGATGCGTAAAGCCTTGTTCAACAAGATCAAGGCTCAGGCGGTTCAGGGTACAGGTGCAGGAGAATGGTCGGGCCGTAAGGCCCAGCTATTAGCCAAGCAATATAAGGCTAAGGGCGGTTCTTACCGTGATTAAGGCATGCCGTTATTGCAAACAAGAAAAAGATGAAGGCGAGTTTTATCGGTTTTTTGACCGCTGGGCAAATAAACATTACTTAAGTGCAAGATGCAAACCCTGTCATCAGGAATATAAACGTCAAAGTCCCACAACGCCACGAAATCGTAAAGCTGACAAGCTTCAACTGCGATATGGATTGAGTTATGAGCAGTGGGAAGTGATGCGTGAAAAAGAAAACTATCGTTGTATGATTTGCAGCATCACAGAAGACGAACTTGGCAAACGCTTAGATGTTGATCATTGCCATGAGTCCGGAAAGGTTCGAGGGATTCTGTGCAATCCTTGCAACACTATGTTGGGGCATGCGAGAGATAATGTCGCAGTTCTTGAAGCAGCAGTGAAATACTTGCAAGAAAATGCAGGCGGGTATCGTGATTAAAGCTCCGCAGCAGTCGCTCAAGAATTGGACCCAGCAGCGTTGGAAAACCAAGTCCGGTAAACCGTCATCTAAGACGGGTGAGCGGTATCTCCCAGAGGCAGCTATTAAGTCCCTTAGCCCGCAAGAGTACGCAGCGACTACAAAGGCCAAGCGAGCCGGGAAAGCCAAAGGCAAGCAGTTTGTAGCCCAGCCTAAAAAGATAGCTGAAAAGACAGCGAGATTTAGATGACCACACTTATGCCAGACCACTATTTTGCAGGATTATTTGACGGCGAAGGGTCTGTCTCAATGTCGCTTCGCAAGAATGGGTATATTGGTGTAGTAGTGGCGGTTGTAATGTGCGACAAAGCTCCAGTAGAAGCGATTTACAATCGGTTTGGTGGCCGTTTTGAAGATGCAAAATACAAAACCACAACCGGTCGAGCGATTTATCGTTGGATGGTTCACAATACAGAAGCGGTGGAAGCATTAGAAGTTTTTGCTAAATTGTGTTTAATAAAAAATGTTGTTGCACAGGCCGCCCTCCCTTGTGTGTACACAATGAAAAACAACCCCGGTCGCTTACCGTTAAGTAGAGTAGAAAAGGAAGCTCGCGTAGCGGCGGCAGAATTGATTGCTTCAATTAACAAGCCGGTTGGGAAGCGACGTATTCTTGACGCTCAAGCCAAAGAAGAGTATTTGCGCGACAAAACTCGTGGCGGGGGCAAAGCCGTACGCTTGTCTGACGGGAGAGTTTTTGAATCTATTAACGCGGCAGCAAAAGAGCTTGGTGTTACACATGCTGCTGTTGGTCATGCAAAACGCAAGGGCGGGAAAGTTCGCGGACTAACGGTGGAGTCGGTATGACAACTTCTGGCACCACATTATTTAACTTAGAGCTTACCGAGATTGTCGAAGAGGCGTGGGAGAGGGCTGGCCGGGAAATGCGGTCAGGTTATGACTTGCGTACAGCCCGCAGGTCTATGAACCTGATGACGATAGAGTGGCAGAACCGTGGTATCAACATGTGGACCTTCAACCAAGGTGCCATTACGTTGACTCCCGGTCTTAATACGTACGCTCTTCCTTTAGATACGATTGACCTGTTAGAGCAGGTTATCCGGACGGGAGCTAATTCCTCGTCCACACAGGCTGACTTAAACATCACGCGTATCAGCGTATCTACGTACGCTACGATCCCTAATAAGTTACAACAGGCCAGACCTATTCAGGTGTGGATTCAGAGACTTTCAGGATCTGTAAGCCCCACCGGGGCTACGTTGTCAGGATCTATTAACGCTTCCACAACGACGATTACGTTAAGTTCTACTGCCAACTTGCCGTATGCTGGGTTTATCCGGATTGACAGCGAAGATATCGCTTACGGATATCTAGACGGGAATACGTTAGGTAACGTGTTTAGAGCGCAGAACGGAACAACTGCTGCATCTCACTCTGGTGGGGCGGCTGTGTATAACCCGAATCTGCCTGCTATCACTGTCTGGCCCACGCCGGATAACACGCAGACGTATCAGTTTGTGTATTGGTACTTAAGACGTGTACAGGACGCCGGAGCAGGTGTGCAGACGGCAGATATGAACTTCAGGTTCTTGCCTGCTCTTACGGCAGGACTGGCATATCACATTGCCATGAAAGTACCTGATCTTATGAACCGTGTACCTATGTTGAAAGAGGTATACGACGAGCAGTTCAATATCGCCGCTGGAGAGGACAGGGAGAAAGCTAGCTCACGTTTCGTTCCCCGGCAGATGTTTATTGGCGGCGCTAGCTCGTAATCATGGGTAATCAATTTGCTAGCGGCAAGCGGGCAATTGCCATGTGCGATATTTGCGGTTTCCAATTTAAGCTCCAAACGCTTAAAGAAGAAATCGTTAAGACTAAGCGGTACAATCTGCTTGTTTGTAATGAGTGCTGGGATCCGGATCATCCCCAGTTGCAATTAGGGATGTATCCTGTAGATGACCCGCAGGCGTTGCGTAATCCCAGAAGGGATACGACGTATGTAACGTCGGGGACGAATGATGACGGTTTTCCGTCAGGTGGGTCTAGAGATATACAGTGGGGATGGAATCCGGTTGGTGGGGCTAGTTCTAGTGACGCTGGATTGACGCCTAACTATCTTGTAGCCATCACATCTGTTGGAACTGTGTCAGTAGTAACAACGTAGGAGTTATCATGGACGCCAAAAAAGCGGTTCACAAACACGAGAAAGCGATGCACCCCGGTAAACCTCTTACGAAGTTCGCCAAGGGTGGTAAGACCAATCTCCAGATGAAAGAGATGGGTCGAGGCCTCGCTAAGGTTGCTAACCAGATGAAGTCGGTTCGCAAAGTACCCAAGGCGGGGATCTGAGATGAAAACCAAACAGCCCAAACCTGCCCCCAAGGTAGACCTTAAGAACTCTGGGTATCCGGAAAAGAACGTTAAAACTTCTGGAATAAAGATTCGCGGTACTGGGGCAGCGACTAAAGGTGTAATGGCCCGAGGGCCGATGGCGTAAGCTATGCAGTACACAGAGTTAGCAGCAAATGTTGAAGACATCATTGAGAACACTTTCACTGATGCTCAGATGGCTATGCTGGTCCGGCAGGCGGAACAGAAGATCTACAACACTGTTCCAACTGCCAACCTGCGTAAGAATGTCTACGCACAATTTACAGCTAACAATCAGTACTTATCGGCTCCTACGGATTTCCTATCCGTTTATTCCCTCGCGGTTATTACGGGAGTAACGGGTGGAGATATCAATACTGGGACTTACGCTTTTCTAATAAACAAGGATGTTAACTTTATTAGAGAGGCATACCCGCAGCCAAGCTCTACTGGCAAGCCTAAGCATTACGCTATCTTTGGCCCTCGGTCAGATTTAGAGACGGAGCTTACGTTCATCGTCGGCCCAACTCCAGACGAGGCGTATTACACTGAGCTTCACTATTATTATTATCCTGAGTCTATTGTTCAGAGTGCTATTGCAACATTGGGTGCAATTACTGCTGGATCGTCTTACACCAACGGGACGTATTTTGGTGTTCCGCTTACCGGCGGTTCAGGTTCAGGGGCAACGGCCAAGATTGTTGTTTCTGGTGGGGCGGTAACGTCTGTAACGCTTCAGAATCCGGGTGTGTTTTACGCTGTTGGAAATACGCTTTCTTGTGCTGCTTCTAGTATCGGCGGCACCGGATCAGGGTTTAGCATTCCAGTTGCTACTGTATCGAATGCAAACGGTGTTACATGGCTGGGTGAGAATTTTGATATTGCTCTGCTAAATGGAACCATACTTGAAGCGGCTAGGTTCTTGAAAGCAGAGCCGGATCAGATTGCTGTGTACAACGACAACTACGGTCAATCCTTGTTGTTGCTCAAGAATTTGGGCGATGGCAAACAGCGGACGGATGCGTATCGTGACGGTATTTATAGAGTGCAGCCTAAATGATCGTCCAGACGCAAACCACGAGCTTTAAAGCAGAGTTGTATCAGGCCATACACGACCTGACTACAGATGTGCTTAAGCTTGCGCTCTATACGGCAGACGCTAATTTAGACGCTTCTACAACCGTCTATACAAGTGCCAACGAGATCACCGGAACAGGTTATTCCGCCGGTGGTAACGTAGTTACTGGAGCGGCTATTAGTAGCAGCGGATACACCGCTTGGGTGACGTTTAACAACGTACTATGGGTGCCTGCTGCATTTACTACTCGGTGTGCTTTGTTGTACAACACGAGTAAGGCAAACCGTGCTATCGCGGTTTTAGACTTTGGTTCAGACAAGACTTGTACGAATACCTTTACGGTCACCATGCCGGGAAATACAGCTACAACGGCGTTGATTCGTTCAAGCAACTGACACATCTATTGAGGTACCTGCAATGCCTACTTCTTGGTACCCAAACAATACCGTTCAAACACCAAGCTGGGGTGGGGTTACAAACATCCAATCGCCGGGATGGGCAGGTGTGTCTAACACACAGGCACCGGGGTGGGGCGATATAACCAATACGCAGACGCCGGGATGGGGGAATATAACCACCACCCAAACTCCAAACTGGACTAATGTTTAGGGTAAAACATGACCACTGCATACACGCCGATTCTGAAACTTGCCCTGCCTGTCACCGGGGAGCTTTCCGGTACTTGGGGTTCTGTTGTTAACGACAACATCACCTCTATGGTTGAGCAGGCGGTAGCCGGGTTGTCTACGATCAATACATGGACTGCCAACGCTCATACACTTACCACTGCTGACGGTACAAGTTCAGAAGCCCGGTGTGCAATCCTTGTATTGGCAACAGGCGCAGGTGGTACTGCTATTACCGGGGCCGGAGAGGTAATCTGCCCAGCAGCGTCTAAGTTGTATGTCGTCAAGAACGGTACGTCTTACGCGGTCACTCTTAAGACTTCCGGAGGTTCAGGCGTAGCCGTTCCTGCTGGGGATACCGCCTTCCTGTTCTGTGACGGTACTAACGTAAATGCTTGCGTGACCACCATCGTAAATGGTCACATCTCTGGAAACCTGACGGTCGATGGAAACACGACGTTAGGTGATGCTAATACAGACACCATCACCGCTACGGCTCGATTTAACACCGATCTGCTTCCCTCAACGGATAACGCACGGGATCTTGGCTCGTCTGGTAACTCATGGCGGACCCTGTATTGCGATACGTCTGTGCTGACTGCATTGGTGACTACTACTAACCTGCAAGTCACTAACATCAAGGCGAACGACGGCACGGCGGCTTTATCTATCGCTGACACAACTGGGAACATCACGGTTACGACTCAGCTTACGGTTGATAACCTCAACCTGTCTGGCAACACCATTTCTTCTACGGACACTAACGGCAATGTCGTTATTGCTCCCAACGGCACGGGGGATGTCTATCTAGATGCCGATACGATTCGTGTAGGCGATTCCGGAGCAAACGTTACCATCACTTCTAATGGTGCGGGCGACCTGATTCTCAATACGAACTCTGGAACAAACTCCGGTTCGATCACTATTGAGGATGGAGCTAACGGCAACATTGCGCTTGCACCTAACGGTACTGGGCAAGTGACGATCAGCACAACGCTTGACCTGACCAACCTCGAAGTCACGAACATCAAGGCCAAGGATGGTACGGCTTCAATCACGCTGGCCAATTCAACGGGCGTAGCTACGTTCTCTGCTAACCCGATCCTGAATGCCGGTACTGCTAACGGTGTTGTCTATCTCAACGCATCTAAGGTTGCTACTAGTGGGTCTGCGCTGACGTTTGATGGGACGACGATTGGATGGAATGCGGCCAACATTATTTTAAGCGGCGTATCTACTGCTGCTTCGGCTTTATTTAGGGTTCGTGGCTCCACGGGGGATGAGTGGCAATTTGGCTCGGGCATAGTTAACGCAGGTGATTGGGGTGTCACTAACAATACTCGTTCGTTTAATCCATTTGTAATTGAAGGTGGAACGACAACCCCGTATTTTGTCTGGAATCATAGCGGTTCGGAGCGGATGCGCCTATCAGGAGCCACCGGCGGCGTTGGCGCTCTAGGAATTGGCTACTCCACCCTGACCAGCGTTGGAGATTCCGGCCTAGCAGTGTTGGGGAATGTTGGGATTGGGACGAGTTCGCCGGGGGCAAAACTGGAAGTTACCGGCAACATACTTCAAACTTGGGCAGCAAGCCATAACCGTTTTATAGGGACACAGTTTTCTACGACATACGAAAACGGTCTGCGGTTTTTAGAGGCATCGCGTGAAACTCGAATTATTTCCAAAGCCGCTGACAGTAATGACAAGATTACTTTTTACACCGGCGTAACTCCAACTGAACGCATGGTCCTCGACACCTCCGGCAACCTCGGTCTGGGGGTGACGCCTAGTACTTGGGGGAGTGGCTATAAGGCATTTCAAATTGGCACTCATGCAGTTTTGACCCAAGGTTCAAGTGACACATATTTAGGAAATAACTGGCTCAATGATGGCGCCAACAAGTATTTAAATAATGGTGCTGCCTCGCTTTATGGTCAAACCGCTGGTGCCCACCAGTGGCTTACCGCAGCCTCCGGCACCGCAGGCAACGCGATCACCTTCACCCAAGCAATGACGCTGGATGCTAGTGGGAGGTTGCTTATTGGGGCGACAAGTGGAACAAGAAAACTTGAAGTTCATACCGCTAACGGAACTGAAACAGCGATATTACTTAATCAAAGCGGGGTCGGTGCGGCAACTTTATTTGTTCCTGCATCTACCAATGCTTTAGCCTTTGGTGTTTTTGATGGGGTAAGCAGTGTTTCCGAACGCGCCCGTATCACCAGCGGTGGGGATTTTCAAACATCGTCTGGCAACAGCGTCCAAGTAGGCGGCACGGCGGCTCGTGCGACAACGGCAGGAACAAATCGAGTTGACATCTTTGACGGCACGGCTCCTGTTGGCACTCTTGCAAACGGCGTGTCGTTTTACTCAGCCGCTGGTGAAGCAAACGTCATGGACGCAGCCGGTAATGCAACGCTGCTGTCTCCGCACGATTCTGAAACCAACGAATGGATTTTCCGTTCCAAACACACCCCGTCAGGAAAAGTCCTGCGGATTGATGTGGAGCGTCTGCTCCGTTTTGTTAACGACCACTTTGGCCTTGATGCGGTCAAAGAATTTGTAGAGGAATAATCATGGACTGGTCTATTGGTGCCCTCGATTGCAAAGTTTCAGAAGACGGACTCAGCGATGTTGTCTATCAATGCCACTGGCGCGTTTCCAAGACCGAAGTAGATGGTGACAAGACCTACTCTGCCTCTGTCTACTCCACCTGCTCTGTTCCCGGCCCGAACCCGGCGAGCTTTGTTCCGTTTGATCAGCTTACGCAGGCAGAGGTTCTTAACTGGATCTGGGCCAACGGGGTAGATAAGAGCGCCACAGAGGCGGCGGTTGAAGCCCAACTGGAACTCCAAAAGCACCCTGTAACGGTTTCACTCCCGCCGCCGTGGAATGATTGATCCGGTAACCGCCCTTGCAACCGCTACTGCTGTATTTAACGGCATTAAGAAAGCGGTTGAGATTGGCCGAGAAGCCGAGGATGTCTTTGGACAACTCGGTAAATGGGCCGGGGCGGTGGCTGACATTCAAGAATGGATGGGGCAGGATAAAAAGCCCCCTCTGTTCAAGAAGCTCACCTTCTCTAAGTCTGCGACCGTAGAAGCGTTTGATGCTTACGCCGCTCAGGTTAAGATCCAAGAGATGGAGAAGACTCTCTACCACTGGTTCCATTACGGGCCATTGCAGCACCTAGGAAGAGAAGGCTACATCGAGTTTATCCAGATGCGCCGGAGAGTAAAAGAGCAGCGTGAGAAAATGATTTACGAACAGCTCAGACGCCGAAAGAAGTTAATCAGGAACGCAAGTGATGCAGGTCTGATTCTCGTAGTCGTAGGTATCGGCGGGATCATTCTGTTTCACATCGTAGCCTTTATCGTAAATTCTTGGCCGGAGTCAAAATGATCACCCTTCTTACAACCCTTCTCTCCTTCCTTGCTGGGGGTCTGCCGAAGCTGCTGGACTTCTTTCAAGACAAGTCTGATAAAGCGCATGAGATCAAACTAGCGCAGATGCAGATTGAGCGGGAACTGGAACTCAGAAAGGCAGGTTTTGAAGCACAGGCGCGAGTCGAGGAAATTCGTACAGATCAGTTGCAGGTCGGTGCAGAGGTGACGATGGCTCAAACCGCCTTGGCCGAGAAGCAAGCCCTGTACGCGCACGACATTGCAATCGGGGAAGGCGCAAGCCGCTGGGTGATCAACGCCCGCGCTCTGGTCAGGCCGGTCATTACCTACGGAATGTTTGGACTCTTGTGCTTCATCAACGTCTTTGGTGCGGCGTATGCGTGGAAGATCGGTACGCCGTTTGAGACGGTTTTGGCGAATCTCTGGGATGCTGACACTCAAATCATCTGGGCGTCAATCATCAGCTTCCATTTTGGAGGCCGCGCATTCGCAAGGAGCGACAAATGACCATCGGGGTCTATGCCGTTGTCAACAAGCACAACGGTAAGCGATACATAGGGAGCTCTAGCCAAATAGAGCTTCGACTGCGGAACCATCGATGCGCTATCAACTGCGCCAAATTTCGTCATTACGAAGGCTATGCAGAAGACGCCCAAAAGTACGGCATTTCTGGATTTGAGTTTGTGATCGTCAAAGAAACCGGCACGGTCGAAGAAGCGCGCGCCATAGAAGCTGAGTTGTTGCGGCAAGGGCTGAATATGCTGTACAACAAGGCTCCGAGCGTGAATGGGGCGACTGGTATTAAGCGTCAGCGCGAACCATATCTTCGGGGCGCGGCAAAGCGACTAGCTGACCCAGCGTTTACGACGCGGCTCAGCGAGGCGTGTAAAGGTAAGCGGCAGATTGTGAAGTGCCCACATTGCGGGCTTGAAGGCGGTGGAGGCAATATGCGGCGGTATCACTTTGATGGTTGCAAAGCAAAGCAGTGAAAACACTGATTGAAATGCTGAAGCACCACGAGGGTGTTAGGTATCGACCATACCGATGCCCGGCGCGGCTTTGGTCGGCGGGCGTGGGAAGGCTGATCGACCCATCGCACCTTAAAGTGCCCTATGAACGCCGCCTAGAGCTTCCAATCCCCGAGGGCTGGGACAGAACACTGACAGAGGCAGAAGTCGATGCGCTACTTCAAGAAGATCTTCAGCGGTTTCTTCCGGGGGTACTCCGACTATGTACTGTGGTTCCTCTTAGCAATCGCCATCTGGCACTCGCTTCGTTCGCTTTCAATGTTGGGCTAGGCAACCTTCAGAACTCGACCCTTCGCATGAAGCACAACCGGGAAGACTATGAGGGAGCGGCAGATGAGTTTAAGAAGTGGACGCTGGCTGGCGGCAAAGTTTTGGCCGGACTTGTAACCCGTAGAAACGATGAGAGAGCGTTGTACTTAAAGGCATAGCCATGCTCAAGAAGATCCAACTAAAACCCGGTGTTAACCGCGAGAATACACGATACACCACGGAGGGGGGCTGGTATTCGTCGGACAAGGTTCGCTTCCGTCAGGGTACGCCCGAGAAGATCGGCGGGTGGCAACGCATCTCTAGTACAACCTTCTTGGGGCTGTGCCGGTCCTTGTGGAACTGGGTAACCCTCGGCGGGGTGAACCTGATCGGGGTAGGTACAAACCTCAAGTTCTATATTGAGCAAGGCGGCGCGTATAACGACATCACGCCTATCCGTTCTGCGGTAACTCTTACCAACCCGTTCGCAACGACTTCTGGCTCTTCTACGATAACGGTCACCGACGCCAACGGCGGGTATGAAACAAACGACTTTGTATCGTTCTACGGATCTTCTGCGGTAGACGGTTTAACGATTTTAGGCGAGTATCAGATCACAGTAACGGGTACTAATACCTATACGATCAGCACTGCTGCCCCGGTTTCTATTACGCTTGCCTCTCCTGCTGTCTTTACTTCTCAAAATCAACTTGCAAACAACGTAGAAGTTACTCTATCTACCACCGGGACGCTTCCCTCTCCTCTCGTTGCGGGTACTACGTATTACGTAGTCAACACTTCAGGGTATACGTTCCAACTATCTGCCTCCTCCGGCGGTTCGGCGATTAACACTTCCGGCTCTACTCAGACTGGCATACATACCGTTACGGCTAAAGCTACAGGCACCACCGCTGCTGGCGGCGGTACGGTACGTGCTGTTTATCAGATCAACACCGGCCCAGCTAACGTAGTTCCTTTAACTGGCTGGGGCGCAGGCCCGTGGGGCGCAGGTACATGGGGTGTTGGTGAAGCGTCTACTGATCCTCTGCGTCTGTGGAGTCAGGGGAACTTTGGTGAAGACCTGATCTTTGGTCCTCGGGGCGGTCCGATCTATTACTGGGATGCCACGATTGGAACGACCGGGGCTGCGTTTACGATCACCATTGCCGCTCCCGGCGTGGTTACTACGTCTATCAGCCTTGCAGATGGCACTCCGGTTGTTCTTACGACAGACGGGGCACTACCGACAGGCTTGTCAGTCGGTACAACCTACTATGTTGTAAGTTCTACCGGCACGACGTTTAGCCTAGCGGCGACTTCTGGCGGTTCGCCGATTACGACATCAGGTACGCAGTCTGGGAATCATCGAATCTCTCAAAGAGGCTTTTTGCTGTCCGCCTACGGCAGTGCGTCAAACGTGCCAACGGTTCAGAACTACATCCTGATCTCGGACATCAACCGGTTTGTGTTCTGTTTTGGGTGTAATGAGCTAGGATCAGCTACACAGGATGCCATGCTGATCCGCTGGTCTGACCAAGAAGACGCTACTAACTGGACGCCTGCTGCGACAAATCAGGCGGGATCTTTAAGACTCTCACGAGGTTCTGAGATCATCACCGCTCTCCAGTCCCGGCAGGAGATTCTGGTCTGGACGGATGCGTCTCTCTACTCCCTTCAGTACCTCGGAGCACCAGAAGTATGGGGTGCCCAGTTGGTGGGAGAGAACATCTCTATCGTTAGTGAGAATGCAGTAGCTTATGCCAATGGCGTATCTTACTGGATGGGTAAAGACAAGTTTTACAAGTACGACGGTAGAACTCAAACGCTTCGTTGTGACCTTAGACAGTACATCTTTAGCGACATTGATACCGACCAATACCTTCAGATCTTTTCAGGAACTAATGAAGGCTTCAATGAAATCTGGTGGTTCTATTGTTCCAGCGGGTCTACCACGATTGACCGGTATGTCATTTTCAACTACGCCGAGAACAATGGTGAAGGTGCTTGGTACTACGGCACGATGGCTAGAACCGCGTGGCTGGATTCAGGGCTTAGAAACTTCCCACTTGCAGCTACGTACTCCAATAACCTCGTGAACCATGAGAGTGGGGTAGACGATAACGAGACAGGAACTACGCTTCCTATCTCCGCTTCTATTACTTCTGCCGAGTTTGATATAGATGATGGAGACAAGTTTGTCTTCATCCGTCGGGCGCTGCCAGACATTACATTTAGGGGTTCAACCGCCGGTAGCCCGAGCGGTACGTTGACGCTCTTGCCTCTTAAGAACTCCGGCTCAGGGTACATCTCACCTGCGTCTGTTGGTGGCTCTAATAACGCCGGGGTAACCAGAACCGCTACGGTACCTATAGAAGCGTTTACCGGGCAGGTATATGTTCGGATACGTGCTAGGCAGATGTCTATGAAGTTTGAATCTAGCGCAGAAGGGGTAACATGGCAGCTAGGCTCTATGAGACTAGACATGCGCGAAGACGGAAAAGCATCGGGATCAGGGGTGTCTGGTGGCTGAACTACAGAAAGTCCAGCCGCCTGCTCTACCATACGGTCCAGTTATCTGGACTGCGCAGTATCAGGATCAGCTTAACAACATCCAGAGGTTGTTTTATAACCGGCTGTCTCAGTCGTATAACAATCTCATTAGCTCACCGATCCCGGGGGTTGCTCCGGGCGGGTCAAATTTGTACTTCCCCTACGCAGCCATACAGAGGACGACAGACAAAACATTTACAGCAAATACCGCTACCGAGATTACGTTCGATACAAATGACTTTTTATCTGCCTGCACAAACGACGGGACGAACGGGATTGGGGTTGAGGTAAGCGGACTCTACAACTACCAATTTAGTGTGCAGTGGCGGAACACTTCAGCTCAGATTCACGACGCATGGATTTGGTTGAGAATCAACAACACCGACGTAGCTGGGACGGGTAGTCAATTTTCAATTGTTTCAAGTCACGGCGGAGTTGATGGACACGCAATCGCAGCGGCTAACTTCTACGTGCAGCTTACTGCTGGCGATTTCGTTAAGATGTTTGCTGCGGTGGACAACACAGCCGTATCGATGGAAGCCTACGCTGCTATTACGTCTCCGTTTGCCATGCCGTCTATTCCTTCTTGTGTCGCCACATTAACGTTTGTGAGTGCGATATGAAAGAACTCAGCACACAAGAGATCGTCAAGCGCGATCCGTCCATCAAAGAAGCAGGGGTGGATTGGGAAAAGATATACGCTTTAATGCACGACACCATCAACAAAAACACGCACCGAGTTATGCGGGCAGGTAACACGTTATTTTGGTATCAGTTGTTACCGGACAAACAAATAA